GCTCTCTCCTTATCTGGACTCTCAGCTTGTAATAGTGATCAACCATTTCTGGTATAATGCCTTTAGTTTTTTGACTGAATAAGACCTTAGCCTTGCTAAGAGCGAGCTTCTCTTGTTTGACTAACTGAGCAAATTTCGATACAGTTAAGTCTACAGTTTTGCCGCTAGTATCCCTAATAGTAACTATTTCCTTAGTTTGCTCCTCTATAACGCCCATTTTAGTCTCAGGAGAGAGGTTTAACGTTATCATAACTGATGGATATAGACTATTAGCATCAAAAGCGACTACATTCTTTTGAAAGCCTCTCTGAGGGTCACTAACATAAGCACCTTCATTCTGGCTACCGTCGTCCTCGCTCCTTATAAACGTAGGAATTTTTTTGTTTCTATGTCTTGCTCTAACAGCACATGCACCAATAATAACGCTCATACTGCCCATTGCGGCCTCGAAAGTAGTTAGACCGAAATAACTCAATGAGCGCAGCAGCTCAAAATATTGTAGTTTTTCTTCCATTTTTACCAACAACCTTACGTCCTGAACATTATACTCAATAAATTTTTCCCAATTTTCGTCAGCAAGACTACTTAAATTAGTTTCACCGTAGTCTATTTTTTCTTCATCCAATTCAATCTTGGCTATACTATTTAGCTTGTAATTCTCTCTCAACACAAGACAAAACCTCTTATAGATATCAAGATAGTCCAAGCAAGACATGCCATCTATAAACCATCTAATATTTTGTTTACCAAATGTGCCTTTTAGTGTTTTAAAATATACTCTACCTACTGGCGATAATCTGTTTACTTCTTCCTCGCCAAACAGAACTTTAATTCTATTGATTATATAAGGTAAATCAAACAAAATACTATTCCACCCTAGCAATACATCAGGATAATCATTTTGTAAGAAGGTTAAAAATCTATCAAACATTTCCTTCTCATTTTTACAAAAATAAAATATCTGATCATTGGCAATTGATTTATATGGTTTAATGCCCCAAGTTATAAACTTTCTTGATAAAGAGTCGTATATTGTAATAACGTTAACCGGATGCTTTGCCTCTTCAGGTACAGGAAATTCGTCAGGCGAATACGTTTCTATATCTAAGTAGTAAATCTTTATAGGGTGCTGTGAAAACTCTGGTGTTTCATTATCTTTCCAAAAGCCGTCAAGAAGAAATTGTTGTGCTGGTGAAAGGTTTTCAAAAATTCTAGTCATACCCAATTCTTTTATATATTTTGATTTTTCAAACTGATTTTTAAAACTCTTCTTTTTTAAGGCAGTATTAAATATACTCGTCGCATCATTTGATCCTTTCGATTCGACGTAGATATAGGGGTGATAGGTTGAGTCTATCGCTATTCTATTACCGGTACTATCCCAGGTAAAGAGCCTTATGAGCTCGTTTCTTGGATCATAAACAACATTTCTATAGCCATTCACCAATTGATTTTATACTATAGATAATAAAATAATAGTGGAAAAAATTATGCAATTTTTTGAGCTTAGTCAACCTTGTCCAAATGAGATTCAAGACTGTGAAAAGCATAGATTAAGCTATGTTAACGAGATAGATATATTAAAAAAAGCAGGTAGATGTACAGCGTGTGTAGAGAGAACGGTTAGAAACAGATATATTAACATATTGCAATTATGCTTAAAGAAATAATTTTTTATATTTTAGGCTTGTTATCAGTGTGTAGTTTCCTAATGCTATGGTTTGTTTCACCACTTAAAATAACTCTTGCAAAATTATTTTTTAATACAGACATAACAGATATTAGAAATTTTGATGATTTATTGTATATTAAAAGTAAGTTTCTATCTAAGCTTTTGTCTTGTTGGATATGCTGTAGTTTTTGGTTGTCATTAATTTTAGGTATGATACTAGGATATATGTGTAATAATTTCTACTTTCCTTTAGTTGCTTTTTGTACCTACCCTAGTCTTGCTTATATTTTTAAGAGAGTTATTGACTAATACCATTTAAACGATTTAATCTAGTTCTCTTAGGATCCCCGTACGGGTGTGAAAACAATTCATAATAACACTGAATATTCTCTTGATTTTCCAACCATCTGGTTTCAGCTTCTTTTCGAGCTTTTGCACATAAATTCATATACCGACCTTTTTTACTCAGAACATCATTTATTATTGAAAGCATCTGCTCACCTGTCTTAAATTTAAATGGTGCATTTTCATAAGTACAAAGATCTTGACAAGCGATTGGTAGTCCGAAGCAGTTTGCCTCAATCAGCTTGAGATCTGATTTTGATTTATTAAAATTATTATCTTGCAGAGGTGCAACCAACATATTAACACAGAGCTTCTTTATTGCCTCTCCGTAATGATATAAGTTTACCCAGGGGTGGTATTCAACCGCCCCCATATCCACTAAAGGCTTTATTGGTAGCGGAAACGCACCTAAAAATACCCATTGATATTTATGATAAGTATCAAATATAGCCTTAACAACGTGAGCAAAATCGTCATTTTGACCCACTCTATTTTCTACATCAAAGTGTGCCCCTGAACCGGCATACAAAATTCTTGGTTTATTTTGATGCTTATCATAGTTAGAGCTTATAGTTTTTTCATCATAAAAATGACCTAGCCAAAACTTAGGAGGAAAATTTGGAATAACAGTGATATTTTTATTGCCTGTTTTTTCTTTATAATAGTCTTTCATAAAATCACAGGTAACAGTAATTTCATCACATAATGACATAATTTCTCTAGCATTTTCCCGTATCTGCGGATCTACGAACGCTGATTTAAATTTATTATAATCTGGTATATCTTCATGAAACACTAGGTCATCAATTTCATATACAATTCTAAACCCTACTTGCTTTGATACTTCCTTTAAAAATTTTACAAATTGTAGTTGAGATGAAGTTGCCTGCCGCTGAACTCTGACGACTTTTGTATTTATATAATATCTCGGATCGAGAATCATGACTGTAGTACCGTGAACACAGAATTCACCGTACGCATTACAAATATGCTCCGGCCATATCATTCTCCAAAATCCGCATCCTGAATAATCTGCGTAGTATTGAATTACTCTAGGGTTAGTGGTTTCAGGTGGCTGGGGTGAGGTGGGCAAAATAACTGGTTTAGACTGTTGTTGTTGTATTAAGGATCCATTTAAATAAGGAACATTCTGCATCAACGGAGAAATAAAAGGATTGCCTGTGATCATAATTAATATGTAATGAGTAACATAACTAATATCAACTACATAACCTTAAAAGGTATTCGTGTTGTTGTACCGTTCTTCTTCTCTAGATATACAATCTCACCATTACAAAGCTTGGTGCACTCTTTTCTATGTGAAATAATAAAAATACCAAAATTATATTGATTGACCTGTTCATTTAATATATTCAATACTAGCTCAACACCCGTTTCATCTAAACTAGTATCTAATAACTCATCGTAAAACTGAATATTATAGAATACGTTTCCTTGCAATCTTAGCATATCTATAAAAGCAAACATAGTGGCCAAATCAATAACCTTTCTCTCTGCCCCACTATAATTAAAATAACTAGTGACCTTGCCTTTTTCGTTAACTATAGTTTCATCAAATAATTCATTAAAAGTTACTATTGCGTTTGAATTTAGCTTTTTAAGATATACATTTATTTTATTATTAAATAATTTAAGAATCTTTTTTACAATAAAGCTCTTAACACCTTCTTCACTCACAACAAACTTTGATACTTCTATTAAACTTAAAACATTTTGAAGTTTATTTACCTTTTCAGATATTTCAAATAATTTTTTAGTATTCTCCTCTATTAATAAGTCTGAATTTTCATCAGTTATCTTAAGGTGATCAAAATCCTGTTGCAATTGTGTTAGTAGGGTATCTATTTCGATAAGTCTTTTTCTACTGCTTTCTAGCTTATGTACATTTAAATTATGTGAATTTATGTTACTATTACCTTTCTTAATTGCATCCATTATTTTTGTTTTTAAAATATTAAGCTCTGATACCTTGCTCTCATTCAATTTAATCTCATGCTCTGAATTCAGAATTTGTCTTTTAAGTTTTTCTTTCTCTTCTTTAATGAGGCCTTTATCATGTTCTGTTATTGGCCTTAGGCACACAGGGCAACTTTGCTTATCGGTTCCTATTTTAGAAGAAGATGCTATAGCAAATTCATTTTTAGTTTCTAAGGATGCAATGGATTTTGAGTAGTCCTTTAGTTTTGAATCACAATCCTCTAGTTTAGTATTTAATTTAGTTATATTAGATTCAATTTCTGATACATTAATAGGAATATAGCTATCGATAAATTTGGAAATGAACTCTTTTTCTTTGTGAAGTTCTTTCTGTCTTATATTGAGTTGTATTCTACGGTTTTCAAAATCTTTTTTAGTTTTTTCTTTTTGTTTTAAAAAATTATCAAGCATGTTTTTTATTTCTTCTTCTCTAGCTATATTTGCTTCTAATTCTTTTTTTGTGGTGTTAAGTTCATCTCTAACCACATTTAACATCTTACTAAACACTTCTAGGTTAAATATACCTTCGATAAATTTTCTCTTTTCAACTTTCTTCTTAGCCATGAAAGGTACTGTGTTATTTACTGTCATAACAACACAATTCTGAAATACTTCTGAGTTACACTGTATTAGCTCTGATATGTAGCTGGTAGTATTAGAGATACTGTCACGGGTAATATCTATTTGATTTTGATATAAAATACATTTGCTCGGCTCCAAAGTTCTTATAACCTCATATTCATCCACTTTCTTACCTACTTTAATGCTAAAAGTAAGTGAAACTTCACACGTTTTAGAAGTAGAATAATTAATAATATGTTCTTTTTTTAACTCTCTAATAGTATCGCCGAACAAAGCAAAATGCAAAGCGTCTGTTATAGTGCTTTTACCAACACCGTTTCTTCTATCTATTTGATCTCTATTAATACCTGTAATAGCATTAAGACCAGGAGAAAAAGTTACATCAACAACTTTATCTCCTACGCTAAGAAAATTTCTTATCTTTAATGTATTAAAAATTACACTCTTCATTTACAATTATTATAAACCGAAACTGTATAGTCTGTTACCTCCTTTTTATTTTGAATATCTAGCATATCAATAAATTCCGATATTGCTTGAGGTATATTCACCCCACTTAAATCTACCTTTTCCTGACCTAGATCAAATTTATCAAAATTTGCAGAATGATCTACGGTAAAAGTAGACGGTTTAAATGAATTTAGCTTAAGTGACAGTTTATCTAAATCTGTAGAATCTATATTTCTATCTATTACCAATCTAACAATATTTTTTTCAAATATTTTTTTACCCGTATTTTCAAAATCATTTATTTTTATTAATTCTGAAAGCTTTATTTTCTTATGCTTAGGAGAAAAATTATTTTCTATAAATTCAAATGACATGGTCTTAAGGTCTAATATATAAAAACCTTTCGTAGATTCTAAATCTCCAAAATCTAATTCAAATGGACAACCTACATAAAGAATTGTATTATTACCATATTTTCTTTCCTCTCTTAAATGAAAGTGACCTGACACTATTAATGATGAATGCCTAAACAAGTCTTCAGGTTTTGCCCCATGGTCGCAAATCTTATAAGTATTCATCTTGAAGCTTTCTATCTCAAAATGACCAAACACAATATCGCAGCTTGGTATCTCATTTATTTCTGTACCCCAAGGCGCAAAGAACATTTCTCTTCCACATATTTGCTTTAGTGTAGGTACTTCAATGACTTCTATATTCTTACGACCATTGAAAACACTTATACTATTAATTTTACTATTATGCCTGAAAAACGAATCATGATTTCCTGCAATCATTATTAATCTAAGGCCATCAAATAGCTGCAAAATTCTACCCGCGAGATGTAATGTGTTGACATTTATTTCGCTTCGATTATGAAAGAAATCACCGCAAAATATAATATCGGTAATATTTCTACTCTTAAGCTGAGCGGTATACCACTGAACCCACTCTAGAGATATATCATGCCAGGTAGAACTATTAGTATGTACGCCTAGATGAAGATCTGAAAAAATAGCTACTTTACAGTCTTTAAGCATTACTTTGATTATAATGGCTATTATCTAAATCTCCACCACCTGAGTCAGAATTAATTCTTATGCCCGTCTCTTCTTCATTTGCATTTATGAGGTCATCGTAGTGTCTGTCCCTATAATCTACAATAAGCTGATGATATTTCTTTTCTTTCTTAATACGGCTAATAAAGGCGTGAAAGGCTATAGTAGTAAAATAACTAAATGGGCTAAACCCTTTGTCTAGATGAAACTTCTTGTATTTTAATGCTTGATACATCTTTACAACTGCATCGCCGATCATTTCATCTTTATAGCTATAATTTATAAAATTAGGCGCAAAAGATAAACCATAGGCAATACGTCGTATGCTATCGGCTAGATACTCTGTCATTTCAGCATCTTTATAATATTTTCTAATTGCATCTTCAAATTCTCTACTATTTACATAGTGAGGTTTTTCTGACGCTTTTGTCTTCTTACTAATTTTAGCTACGCTCTTAAGACCTGTTTTAAGTGTCTGAAGTGCAACTTTCTCAAGTTGTAACTCGGGAGGTAGCTCTATCCCTCCTTTATTTTTCTTGGATTTCGGTGATCTTATATGGGATGTTTTCTTGCTCATAAAGTGTTTGTCTTTTTATTTCATGCCGTCTGCCATATGTTAATTGATCGGCAAAATCAAAAATATGTAATTTATTCTTATTTTCGTGTAGTCTTAATCCTCTACCTATACTTTGAATAACCTTTACTTTTGCTTTTCCACCTGCTACAAAGAAAATGTAATGCAAGTTTTTAACATTAATACCTGTACTAAAAATCTTACTAATAGCAATCGCAACTACATTAGATTCTGTTTCCATTAAATTTTTAATTTTTTCCCTATCTTCGATTTCAACACTGCCCTGAATAAAGAATATTTTTTTACGCGATGCATGTTCAGATAGATATTTATATAATGCTTCACCGTGTTTTATAAAATCTACTAAAATCAACACATTATTAGTTGCATTGTTTGCAAGTGTACAGATTATATTATTTCTAAATTTATTTTCAAATAAAAACTCTAGCTCCGTTCTATATCTTTCTGTTGGATTTAATGTTTCCACATATCTGGGTTTGTTTCTAAATGAAAGCTCTAAAATGTTGCACACTACACTTGTAACATATTTTTCTTGTCTTAATTCGAAGCTAGATTTTTCATATATAATAGGTCCGATTTTGCCTATTATATTCCATTGATCGAGTTTACTTTCAGGCATAGTACCAGTAAAGCCAAACCTAATAGGGGTATTAATTTTTTTGAGAACCTTATTGATTTGATTTCCTCTTCTTGCTTTATGAATTTCATCAAACATGAGAATGTTTATACCCTCTAGCCATGATAAATCTGACTTCTCTGAAAGTATAATACCTAGATTTGCTATAATAACATTAGCATTTATATCTAGTCTGTTGGAACCGGTCCATTTACTAAAGAAAAAAGGCACCCCATATTGTGTAAAATCTTTAAATGTCTGTGTTGCTAGTCCTAAATCTGGAACTATAAGTAAGCATTTAAATTGTTTATTGAGTAAAAAGAAATTCGATAACAACGATGCCATAACTAACGTCTTGCCGCCTGCCGTAGCTAGGACGGATACTCCTCTGCCTTTTTCAAGACACTGATAAACTATTTCCTTTTGATAATCTCTAAGCTTTAGAGATAAATTATCATAGGGTGTATTGGTAAAACTGATATTGTTTTTGTACAATTGTGAAGGTATAACCTGGGCAGCAAATTCTGTAGACGTCTTTATATCAGATTCTTGACAATATTCATTCTTTACTAAAAATTTTATTATTTCGTAAAATAAACATGGATCGAATTGACCAGTAGGGGTAATTACATAAGTTCTTGAGGGAATAAACCTTCCTCTCATTCTAGCAAACCTAGCACCCTCATTAGTTACAGAGAAATGTTCTCGTATTTCAGACAAATGTTCAGTCTTAAGTATACCTATACCCTTAGTTTTATTATATTCAAACAAAACCATTACGTGGTCTCCATTTTTATAATATCAACTAAGTTTTTTATATCAAACCCTATACTGTGTATGGTTTTTTCTACTTTCTCGAGAAACTCTATTATAATTTTCTTTTCATTAATTTGTTTGTTAATCTCTACAACAGCTTCGTGCTTTTCAGCGGTTTTTTCACAAACTATAGTAGTTAATCTAACTGGTGATTCCTTCCTTATCTCTTCCCCTATTTTACCGATTAATTGATTTTTTTCCTTGTTAAGCTCATTCAGTGCCGCTTTTTCTTTCATAAGCCTAGAGACCCACTTAGCTTTTCTTGCAGGTAGCATTAAAGCATTTTCTTTTAAATTAAGTTCGTCTAGTGCAACATCTGAATCTAATTCAGATATATATTTCTCTAATATGCTCACATCATAAATATAACATATACATTAGATAAATCAATAAATGAAAAGCTTTAAACAATATATACTAGAATTAAATATTGCGGGTGCGGGCGGAGTATTCGGAGACGCACCTAGCATGGGTCACGGTGGTGATGTAGGTAATAAGGACTTTTATGCACCTGGAGATTCAAGAATACCTGTAATACTTGGAGCAAAAAAAATTAAAGATAAAAAAAATAAAACTAAATTTCCTATTCAACGTAGAACTCTATCAGGCATGTAGTTAAATACAAGATGGATTTAGGCCACTGGATTTTAGTAGATAATATTAAAATGGAAGAGCTACCCTTCGGCTTTATATATGAAATTACAAATACAATAAATAATAAAAAATATATAGGCAAAAAACAATGTTTTTCAAAATTAAAAAACGCCCCATTAAAAGGAAAAAAAAACAAAAGAATTAGAATAAAGGAATCTGACTGGAAAACTTATACGAGTTCATCTAATGAGCTAAATAAAGATATTGCAAAACTTGGAAAAGATAAATTTATATTTAAAATTTTAAGGCTTTGTTGTAGTAAATGGGAATTAGGATATTTTGAAATAAAGGAACAAATAGAAAAAGAGGCAATACTTAAAGACGACTATTACAATGGTGTATTAAATGTAAGAATTGGTCGTCCTCCTAAATCTTTATTGAATTAAAAGAATTTTATAATATAATAAAATCGTGAAGAACGTTTTAATATTTAAGAACATTGAACTAAGGGATTTAGTAAGCAGCTTTTATGAGCAAGTAGAACCACAAATAATATCTGACTCTCAAAAATATTCTCTTCTAAAGAATGATTTAATTAATAAATTTGCAATTTATAGATTTGTAGAGTTTCTTATAGCAACAAAATCCAGAAAAGTTAATAAGAAGCTAGCCTTTTTTATAGACGGCACACTATTGAAGAAAGATTTATTGGGCAACAATCTTAAAATATATAAAAAACTTTGCGATCTGTTAAATGTAAAAATTATAGAAAAAAATCTTGATTTTGAAGAATATAGCGAACTTCTTAACAGTAATTCAGGTAAGGGTAAGGAGGAAAGACTTTTATTACTACATAAATCATTAGAGCCTGGTAAGAATAGTCCTTCCAAATTTATAGAGTTTTTAAACAAATATGGTATATATAGATTAGATTATAAAAATAACTCAATCAAGTTAGGTATCTTTTTAGCATAAATAATGTATGAAGTTTGATGCTCTTCTAGTAAAAGAATATAAAAAGTACAATCTCGTTTTGCCTAATAACCTTACTTTCGGTGAAGATATAGATACCGGTGCAGATATTAACCTGGCTACTGAAATTCCTGGGGCTGAAAAGCAAAAAGCAGAAGTTGCAGCGAATGTAGATAAGCGATCAAAATTAAATTCCCTAATTTCTTCTACATTAGACTTATTAATAAAAAAAGCACAAGACAATCTAACTAAAACCAAATCACCTAATACTGCTGCCACTTTGCTTTCCGGACGCACACCCTCAACAACTATGAACTCAGTTTAATGAAATTTTGTAATATATTAAAAGAAAAATATATCGAATTAAACGAACAAGTTCCTGCAAATCTAACTGCAATGCAAGAACCTGTAGGTCAGCCTTTTGCCCCGACACCTGCTATAGCTGTACCACCACAAGCTAGTATCCCCCCTGGTCTAGAGCAAGAGACCTCTCCATTAACATCAGAAGGTGAAGTGTTTTTAGTGAGATTATTAAAAAAAGCCTTGTTTATGAATCCTGGTGATATTGATGAAAAAGCACTAAAAGATTTACCGGAAATAAATGAAAATAATGCTGCCGAGGTTTTAAGCTCTATCATTAACATTATGAAGAAGTATTCTAATACAATAGATGTAGAAATAGAAGCTAATAAATAATCTGTGGCATACAAAAGTTTAAAGGATATCTATCTTAGTCAAACCTTTGGTAGAAAAGTACCTGTTCTTCCAAGACAGAACATTTTACGCGAACAAATAGATTCGCCAGTTGAAGTTTCTCAAGAACCAGTACAATCAATAAATCTATCTTTAACTGATAAACAGGAATCAAAGCAGCCTATAGATACTAAATCTTCTGCTACGCCTAGAGCGCCATTCCCATTAAATGAAGTAAAAGAAGCCAGCTGGCCAGTCACTTCTGCTGGTGTGCCTTTCTCTACAAAAGAATTTGTATCTTTGGAAGGTGAAGGTAACGGCGAAAGAAAGGTAGCATCACTTTTTTATCCTCAAGTTACAGGGGAATCAGATCAAAAATATATAGAAAGATTAAAAAACTTTATAGCCGGTCAAAATGATTCTTTTGATGTCATTTCTGATTTTGGAAATTTTGAAGTAAAAGAATTTAAATTAGCTAAAGGCGGTAAATATAAAGGTAGTGTTAGAATAGGAGCGGAGGGGAAGCACACTACCGGTACAATATTATATCAAGTTAAAGAATTATTAATAACCTTGCTTCAATTATATTCATCTTTAGATGAAGATTCAAAAAAAGTTATTAATAAAAATTTAATAGCAGATATAAAAACGAACAACAAAATTCCCGAATATTGGAATTTAGAGAATTATATAGATGCAATAATGGATGTAGCTGTAGGCGATGATAGGGGTATTTCAGAGTTTCCCAAAACTCTTTTTAATAAAGAAAAAATAAATCCTAAAAATTTCACAAAAAACATAAAGAGAGCTACGTATCTTGTTTATACTATTCCACAAATTTTAACGGCATTAAAAGATTTAGCATTAAAAAATAAAGATAATAATAATTTAAATAATGAAATAAGTAGAGTTCATAATTTACAAAGCACTCTTAAGGGCATATATCTCAAAAAAGAAGATGATAAATTAAGTAGAGAAATAGATAAAGAGGCCGAAGCTTTAGATAGAAAGCTTATAAGCAAAGCATGTGTTTCAGATAAGGGTATTAATTGTATAACTGTAAATACTTTTCTACAAAAATTAGCAATTTTAAACTTACCTGAAGTATTTGCTAACATAGATAGCTTGAGACAAAGCGAGGTTGCTAATTTATTTCCATCAATAGTAACGGGATTTTTTGCAGTATTTGAAACCAAATTTAAATATATACCTAGGGATAAGTTAGGAAGCTTTTTAGTGATAGATAGCTTTACACAGAAAGGATTAAAGATAGCTTTAAGAAGTGAAGAAGTTTAAATTATTTTTCGAAAGTAACAATACTCTTGCTCTAGGATTATTTCCCGGAGCATTTAAACCGCCACACAGAGGCCATGTTCAAACTGTTTTAAATGCATTAAAAAATAATAAAATAGTTTTGGTTTTTATATCAAGTGAAGAGCGGGAGGGTATAACTCCAGAAAAATCTTTACTAGTATGGAATCAATTTAAGAAATTCCTTGATTTAAAAAATCTTGAAATTAATTTAATTTCTGGTTCACCGGTTACAGCTGTATATCAGTTAGTAGATATATTAAATAATGGCAGCTTTTCACCTACACATAAAACTTTAGCCCCACTGCCAGAATCTAAGCTTATTGCAGAAAATTTATTAAAACAATCAGAATTATTTTCTGTTACCTTGTATGCTAGTAATGAGGACATGGCAAGATACAATGCATTTTTTAATTCAAACACCTCAAAAATTTATATTGGTAAAAGAGTAAAGAGTATTAATAAAGGTGAAGTAAAGAGACTGGCCTCTGCAACCGAGGTAAGAAGAAGCATTATTACAGATAATTTTGATAAATTTAAAGCATTAATGCCTAACATAGAGGAAGATAAATTAAAGGCTATTTTTTTAGGGCTTCAATCATGATTACATTTAAGGATTTTACTAATTCTAATATCTTGTTAGAGGATACCTCTCACATTAAAACTCATTTATCACATTTAGAGGATCTTGCTATAGAAAAGGGAAAACAAGGTTTTGCTGAATTTATAGAGCAAGTAACTAGCTTAGTTAATAAAATAAAAGGATATGAAACTAATACCGAAATAAATGCTAAAATAGATGGTAGTCCGATGATATTATTCGGGGTAGATCCAAGAAAGAATTTTTTTAATAAATTTTTTATTTCACTAAAAAGCGGATTAAGCGAAAAAAATCCAAAAATTATGCATGATGATAATGAGATAAATGCTTTTTACTCTAATGATGTATTCTTAGCTAATAAATTAAAAAATCTTTTAGCAAGCTTAAGACCTGCATACGATAATTCTGGCAATACCTATCAAGCTGATGTACTTTATTCTTCAATGCAAGATAAAAAACCAATGATTATAAATGGAGAAAATTTTGTAGTTTTTAAGCCTAATACTATAGTTTATGCAGTTCCTATAGATAGTGAATCAGATATTAGTAGAAGGGTACTAGAATCTTCTGTTGGTGTTATTGTACATGAATCATTCAAGCCAGTTGTAGTCAATTCCACTTTAGTTCCCTCTGATTCCGCTATACCTCAAAATCAAACTATAAAATTAACGTCTGCAGGTAGAAATGTTCAATCTATTGTTGAATCTGGTAAAAAAAATAATGTATTTATAGAAAGCAGTAATTATGGTGCGGTAAGCTATAATATACCTGAGATTACTTTTGAAAAAATTGCATTCAATTTGTTACAAGCAAAATTCAGAATAGATTTAATTAACTCTAAATTTAATAAGGAATATATAACTAACCCTACATTATCTTTATTAAAAATATATTTAAATAAACAAGTGGATAGCTCTCAATCAAGTATATTTACTTCTGCTTTGGAGGGCGGGGATTTAAATTTAAATCAATTTTTAAATGGGTTTATAGAATTTTTAAATCAGAGATTTAAAAAAGAGAAAATTACTAAAAAAACAGAATCAGGAAAAAGAAATGTACAATCTAAATTAAGTTTAATTTTAAAATTTATTAAAGAAAACAAAGAAAATTTTAAAAATTTAATAGAAGCAACTTTTTTCATGACAATAATAAAATATATTATTTTGAATATTTTGTCTAATTTAGATTCTAAAATAGGCAAAACTTTTATGCAGATGCCAGATGGTACTTTAGTTAAAACAAAGGATGAAGGTTATGTTTTGTTTGTAGGAACAAATCATGTTAAAATAGTAGACAGATTAGATTTTACTAAG